TAGATCGCTCGACCAAGAAGCCGAGTCAAAGCTTTACTCTCAAATCTTGGATGATAACAAGTTTAACGACACTATGAAGGCGGTTGATTTACTTTTTAACCGCCATAAATACTGCGCCGTGGGCGTGGTTCGTGAACGCTTTGAACTTGAAGACGGTGGGAGTGAAGACGCTTACAACTTTTGGGCGCTTGCCCCTTATGAGTTTAACGTTCACCGAGACTTCAATGGAAACATTTATGCGTGGTCATTCCCAACCGGAAAAGAGGGCGATTATTATGTATGGACACTTTGGAGCCTTGAGAGCCACGTTAAAATCAAAACTCGCGATTACAAAGCATTTTCTTTTGTCGAAATTAATGGCAATCCTGATATGGTCAATCCTTATGGCCTTATTCCTTTTATTTACGTTCCGGACGATTCTCAAGGTGCCTACCCTTATCAGTCTTCACTTCCAAGACAAACGGTAGAACTGAACACGAATCTCTCGATCTATATGACGTCGGGCAATATGCAAATCGGTCAACTCGTTTTGAAATATCCCAAAACTCAAAAAATAGATTGGATTGTTTCGGGCCTAATGACGGCGATGAAACTAGAGCAAGAAACCAAAGACGGCGCACCCCCATCGACTGCCGAATATATTTCACCAAGTCCAAACCTAGATGGTCATAAAGAGTCAATCCTGACCTACATGATGATGATTTTAGATGAGCATGGCATGACGGCCAACACAATCAAGGGCGGTGAAAAGTTTAGTTCAGGCTTTGATCGCGCCTTGGCAGGGGCCGACGTTTCCGACATTATTGAAAACAATCAAGACGTCTTCACGCGCATTGAAGGCGAGATTTATGAAATCGTCCAAGGCATGAACCTTCGAGATGGGAACTTTACTTTTAAATCTAAAAAGCTAGTCGTTAAATTCGCCCGTCCTAAAATCCTTTCAAGTGACTCCGAGAAGCTTGATAACCTTGCTAAAAAGAAAGCGTTGGGATTATGGGAGGAGTGGCAATTGCTCCAAGATGTTGACCCTAACTTGACCGAAGAAGAGGCCAAGAAAATCGTCTTTGACCGCGCCTCGCTTAAAGCACTAGACGCCGGAAATGTCTTCAATGGCGCCCAAGTGAGTTCACTTGTCGAGGTCGTTGTTGCGGCCGCCACGAAGCAAATGCCTATTGAGTCGGCGGTTAATATTCTTATCAGTTCATTTGGTATGACTGAGGAGCAAGCGCGAAAGATTGTACCGAATGATTTGCCGGTTGTTGCGCCAGTCGTAAAGCCTTTTAATAACGGATTCTAATGATTTCAAAAACTGAGGTCTGGAAAGAGATTCGCCCAGAGCTTCCGGATTATCTGGACGACTCCGAGCGTACTGACCTAATGAACGAAATTGGTGACTACGTTTTAACCTCAATGCTTGATCTATTGGCCGATGGTCAGTCACCGGTTGAGGGCGTGGGGGATTTATCCAAGCTCACAACCAAATACGCCGACGCCCAAAAAGATGGCGACCGAACGCCCAATATGGAACTTGGGGGCGACTTGCTTGATTCTTTAACCTATGAAGCCGACGCCTATGGGGTCAAGATTGGGACTTGGGAAGAAGGGCAAGCCATTAAGGCCTACGGCCATATAACCGGCTTTAAGGGTCATCCGTGGCTTGACGGTAAAGTTGCACCGAGAAAGCTCATCCCGAACGGCAAAGAAAAGTTTATCCAGGACATTCAAGACGGGATTCAAATGATAATTGACGACTTTGAAGGTTCGGGAAGTGCGGCCGCTGACACGGCTCCGGCATAACTTAAAGGGAATCTATGGGCGCCAAATTCTTTAAGCGGTTCAAAGAGCCGGAGTTTATTGAAAAGATCGGCAAGGATTTCAAAAAGAATATTGCCGAAGGCTTTGGCCCTGAACTTTTAAACCTTTTAGACAAAGGGATAAGCCCCGTCAAAGAGTCAAAAAACCGTCAACCCGAATATTCTGAATCATATAAGAAACAAATTAAAAGAGATGGCTTAGGCGTTGGCAAGAAAGTTCGGCCTGTAAACCTTAAGCTCACCGGGGATCTTCATAAGTCTCTCAAGATCGACATTTCAAAAGAAAACCCCGTTGTCACCTTCACCGACGAGAAAGCCGAATATCACAACGACATTGGGGTAGGAAAACAAAAGGTCAAACGCCGATTACTTCCCACTGGTACGGGTGAAGAGTTCACGCTTCGATTATTTCAGAAAATCATCAACGCCCTTAAAGACGCTATCAAGTACAACATCTAGAAATTGACGGTTGACACAACATTTTTCGGGATTCCTGTTTAATCGTGGAGGACGACAAATGAGTGACGATAACAAACAGGGCGAAGGCTCAAAGCCGGACGGCGAACGCTCTACGGTTGATGTTAGCGAAGTGTTGAAAAGAATCGAACAACTTGAATCAACCAATAATCGATTACTAGACCAGTCGAAGAAATGGAAAGATCAGGCCGCCGATTTTAAATCAAAGTTTGATGAGGCCGAAAGGTTAAAGGTTGAATCTAGCGGTGACGCTAAGGCGCAAGTCGACTATGAAAGAAAGCAGCGTGAAAAAGTTCTCGAAGACTATAAAAAGCTTCGTGAAAAAACGCTCGATCAATCAATTCGCAGTGCCGTCACAAAATACGCTAAGGATGCCCATAACCACGACGACATTATCAACCGAAGAGAATTCAGGGATTCAGTGAAAACTGGAATAGACCCCGAAAACATGACGGTAAATGAAGACGTAATCAAAGACGCCGTCAATCTTGTTTTGGAAAAATACCCTTACCTTAACAAGAACACGCAGCAAGTGGGCGTGGATAGCACAAAGCCCAATTATAAATCAGTCTCAAACAAGTCTGATTTTAGTGGCAAATCAAGTGCTGAAATTATGCAAATAGCAAAACAAACATTTGGTAATTAACCAAAAAAACATGGAGTAGAAAATGGCCGACGTAGAAATCAAAAAATCAGGAATGACTGGGACAATTGGCGAGCATATTTCAGCAATGGCGCAGGCCGTGTTGAGAGAAGAAGCTGTTTTGGGTTCAGTATTCCGCGACATTTCAACATTCAGTGTAAAGGGCGTGGATAAAATTTCATTTCCTGCAATCGGAAAATTTACCGTTAATAACCGTGCTCATGGTGGGTCAACTGACCGTCAAGCTCCGGCCGTTACGGTTGAATCATTGAACCTAGATCAACTTGCAGAAATCAAATATGGAATCGACGGCGCGAGTGCTATCCAGTCAACTCTTAACTGGAAACTTGAGTGTGCTAAAATCGCAGCCGAAGACCACGTTGATTTTTTTGAATCAAAACTTCTCGCGGCTCTCGAGACTTATGGAACAGCAATGACTACTGTTGGCCTAGTGTTTACACCGGCAATCGCAGTGGAAATGCGTAAAAAATACCTTGATAATAAAGGTAAATTAAAGAACGCTGTTTGGGTTATCTCAACGGAGTGCGAAGCCGATATTCTTGCAAATCCTGACGTTTATAAAGCTGAATCTTACGGCTCATCTTTAATCAAAGACGGCATGATCGAAAAGCTTTACGGGATTCCTGTTATCGTTCGCCTTGGTCTTTCTGCAAATCAATACTACCTTGCAGCAAAAGAGTCAGTGGTTTACGGTTTCCAAATGGCCCCAGCTTACGCCGAACAAGCCGACCTAAACTTTGGTACTCAAGGTGTATTATGCGTAATGGATCAGCTTTTTGGAGTTGGCGCATCTTACCTTTCTGGCGGTTTTTCTCGCCTAATCATCAAAGATAACAATTCTTAAGTAAAAAATCGGGGGTTGCTCATGGATTGAGTCGCCCCTGTTTTTTTGTTTTCCCTCAGTGGTTAGCTTAAAAAACTAACCATTGGGGAATTTTTAAGGTGAAGAATGAAGCTAGAAATTAGAAACGATTTATTGGATTATTCAAATAAGCTAGACAACTTCGCCAATCCGACGACTGAGTTTGATTTTGGATCGGATGATTTTTCTATTGGGTTTCATAAGCCCCTTAAAAACATTTACGTCGAAATGGACACGCGAGAAGATGTTTCAATTCTCACGGTTCAATACTGGACGGGTACTGCGTGGGCACCAATTGAAAACGTCATTGATTTGACCTTTGGCCTAAATAACTCTGGTATGATCTCATGGCCCGAAGCCGTGAAGCACGTTCGCACTGATTATAGTGGGACGGGTGAAAAGTTTTGGATTCGTTTATTACTCGACAACGCTCCGGCCGGCGTCATGATTAATGGGATTAATCTCGTTTTATCAAACGACTCTGACCTTTCTTTTGTGCCAAATATTGGCGATTATCTACCAGAAAAAAGCACTTCATTCATTGCGTTTCATCAAGAAGCGCGAAACATCATAGTCCAAATGTTAAGAAACTCGGGCAAAAAGATTTCTAAGATTGGGACATTTTTTCCGATTGAGCTAGGTCTCAACCTTCGCCCAATTGATACGCGCCAAGTAGACCAATTTGACCTACTTGAGATTGAGGAATTTAGAAACGCCTCGAAATATTTGGCCCTTCATTTGATTTTTGACTATATGTCAAAGAGTGACGAGGACGCCTATTTTCAAAAGTCTAAACGCTATTATGAAAGATTCCTTGATTCCTATAATTCAAACCTAGTCACGATTGATTCAAATGATTCCGGAGAAACCGACGCCACTGAAAACTTGGCGATTCAGTTCATAAGGATACAGCGTGAGTAGTGCAGTCTCAGAAGTGCTTAAAATGATCGAGGACGCGATTAAAACCGCGACCCCTATGATTTACCCTTCACGAAACTTTTACGATTTGACGAAGAATGACGGCATTAAGAACGCTTACATTTATGCCATTCGTCCGACTGGCGCCTCAAGTGTTAAAGGCGTGACTCGTTTTATTACCGTTGAGCATGACTTTGAGATTGAGCTAGTCAAAGAGTTCATCGAAAAAGGCTCAACCGATCAGTCTATTCGGGACGCCATAGAATCAATCTATTCCGACGCCGAGTTAATCATGCGAGAAATAAGTTATCGCCGCTCTGGAAATATCTTGGTTGTGGGCGAGCCTTCATTTAGTGAGCCGCAAATAAATCAAAATCAAAAATCAGTTTCAATCATTTTTAAATATCCAATAACTTACAGAAAAGGGGTTAAATAGTGACAACATTAGTTAAAGGCCAATCAAGCATTTACTTAGTAAAAGAAATTACCGAGGGAACTTTTGTCCCAGAAACACTTGTAAATCAGGCGATAGAGCCACTTCAAGACGGTTTAGAGTTCAAGCTTGCGCGTGAATCTATTGAGCGTTCAACCCTGACCGATACCATTGAAGCCGTTGAGCCTCGCCTAGGGGTTAAGACCGTGACCGGAACTATCCCTTTAGAGTTTAAAGCAGGGTCAAGCGCAGGCGCCGAGCCTCGTGGGCAAATTCTTTATGAATCTCTTTTAGGTGGCAAAAGACAAATCACGTCAACGACAACGACTAAGGCAAGCGGTAACACCGTTTCATTCTTAGCGATTGAAGACGCCGACATTGCAGATTTCGCGGCCGGTGATACGATTCTTTTAAAGCAGGCCGGTGATTTTCAACTTCGTCCAATCGCCTCGGTCGTGACCACTATTGGCGCCGCCGGTTTGAATATGGCGATTCCTTTTTCTGCAATGTCTCAAGCTCAGGTTATTGAAAAAGTCACAACTTACTTTCATAACTCGGATGCCGTGTCATTCTCGGCCGCTCATTATATCGGGGGCGAAATTCTTGAATCAGTAAGCGGTTTAAAAACAATCTCGGCTTCACTTGATAACTGGGCCGCTAATAAAACACCAAACATTTCTTTCTCGGTTGAGGGCCTTGACGTTACAAGAGCGCCAGACTCACCAAGTCTTTCACCTGATTTTTCAAACGATTCAAAAGTTCCGGTTCTTCAAAACGCTTGCGCCTTTATTGGCACGACTGAAATTGACTACTCTGAACTTGGTCTTTCAATGGAAAACACTAAGGCCGATTTGTTAAGTGCTTGCTCTCCAAGTGGAAAGATTGGGACAAGAAAAACAGCGTTCTCGGTTTCGGGTTCAATTAATCCTTATATGAGTGCCGTGAACGTTGACCGATGGAATAGCTTTGAGAACGGAACGGTGACAAGTCTTTTCGTTTACGCTTACAACCCAACGGCAACGGCCGGCGAGTTCAATCAGGCCGTAGCGATTTGGATTCCAAACATGAAAATCACCAATATGCCAAGCGCAGATAGTGACGGCGTTCTTTTAGACGCTATCGAGTTCAAAGCTTTCCGTAAAAACGGAAATGATTCTGTTTTCTTATCTTTTATTTAATTTTCTGAGGGGGAAATGAAATGAAAATAGCAAGATTGAGCGACCGATTTAAAATAAAAATGGACGGGGTGACGGTAATCGTTGCCCCTCTTTCTGGCCGTCAAAAGTTAGAAATGACCTCTTTGATTAAGCAGGGCAATGACGGCAAGCTCTACATTGATAAGGCCTCGCAAGAGCTTTACCTCGTTAAACATTCAATCAAAGAGATTCAAGGGATAAAAGACCATGACGGAATTGATTACAGTCTTGAGTTTGATGGGGATTGTCTTAATGATACTTGCGGAGAGGAAGTCTTAAGCTTCCTAGTGAACACTTATTTCACCGTAGCAAATACGCAAATCATGAGCGGAATTTTTGGAGAAGTCATTAGTCCAATGTCAGGGAATCCGGTCAAAGGGATATTAGTTGAGCGCGTTGCCAAGATGAGTGAGGACGAAAAAAAGGCGGTCTGAGTTTCTTAGACGCTTTCCTTTGGGAAGCTCAGGCGATTAACGAGGTCACTAATTATGATTTCGTTATGGTTAAAAGTTCGATCGAGGTCATTTATAATCAGGCGCTTCAATGCAACCGCTGCACCTTAAAGACCGACGAGAACTACAGGGAAACAAGAAAGGGATGCACGGGAAAAGTTCCGTTTAAGCGTCCATTAAGCGAAGGAATATTTTACACGATTTGCGCCGGAAACTTTTATAATCAAGCTTATGGACAACTTTTAGACGTTCACCGGCAATTCAGAAAAGGAATCCTGGCAAATCACGGCGGTCTACTCGATCAACCGGCAAAGTATCTAGACGTTATGAATTTAGTCGAATCAATAGTGAGCGAAAAAGAAATTGAACAACTAAAAAAGAGCGCAAAAAATGGCCGAAAATAAAGTCTCCGTTGAAATTCAACTCTTAAAAGACGCTGCCGAGAAAGCACTCAAACAGCTAACTAAAGAAATTCAAAAGACCGAGGACGGCTTTGAAACCCTCGGGAAAAAGGGGGATGAATCCATGGGCGTCATTGCCCAAGCGGCTCAAGGTGTGAGTGGTGGGTTTAAAAGCCTTGTCGGTGGGGTCACGATTGCGAACCTTGCAAGCTCGGCAATTATTGGAACGGCCAACGCCATAAAAGATTTTGTCTTGGGTTCAGTTAACGCCGCCATTGAGCAAGAAAACGCAATCAATCGACTCAATCAATCTTTAAAAGCTTCGGGCGACTTCTCAGGCGCCGCAAGTAATGACCTTTTGAATTTCGCCACTTCAATGCAAAAAGTCTCGGTCTATGGGGACGAGGTTGTTGTCAGTCAAATCGCCGTGGCCAAGTCGTTTGGTGCCTCAAATGAGCAATCAAAACAACTCGTTCAAGCGGCCGCCAATCTCGCCGCGACTTTCGGCGGTTCATTAGAATCAAACGTCGAAAAACTAGGAAAAACATTTTCAGGAAGCGCCGGAAGACTGGCGCAATTTATTCCCGAGCTAAAAAATCTCACCGAAGAACAACTCAAAAATGGCGCGGCGTTTGATATTGTAAACGCTAAATTCGGAGGCGCAGCCGCTAACGAGTTGGCAACCTATCAAGGGGGCGTGACTTCACTCTCTAACGCTTATTCCGACTTACAGGAAGAACTTGGGGGATTCGTTACCGGAAGCACTCTCGTTAAAGACGTCATGACTTCGGCCAAAGGATTATTTGAAGAGGCGACTCAGGCGCTAGTCGATTACCGGATTGAGCAAGCAAGGGGCGGTAATGGTTTTATAGAAACCGCCGACTCAGTCAATCAACTCTCTCGCGAATATGAAAACGTGACTATGAAAATCGAGGCGCTTCAAACCAAGGCCAAGGGCTTACCAAACGGGCTAGACCAATTCGACACATCAAAGATTAAAAAATATCAAGCCGAATTATTGGCCCTTGAAACCCAAGTAAAAAATGGGGCGATTGAGGTTGATGTAACAAATAAAAAACAAGCCGCCGCCTCCGGTGGGAAGGCTGATATTAAACCGGAAGACAAGGCCGCCGTTGATTCTCGCGCCGCCGCTCGCTTACTTATGGAGCAATCTGATATTGAGTGGGCCGCTTATCAGGCCGAGCAAAGTGTCTTATCGACTCAAATCACCGCCGACAATTATGCTTTTGAGCTTGAACAATTAATAGGAATTGAACAGGCCAAAATTGCCGCCAAGTTCGCAGCCGAAGAACAAAAAGCCACTCTCATCAAAGACAGTCAAACCTCACAATTAACGCTCCAAAAACTTGGATCTGATAAAGAATTGGCACTTGAAAAGTCTAAGGTTGACAGTAAAAAGAAACTTGATGATTTGGCGCTTAAGCAAAAGCAAGACGCTAACAAGGCCACTCTAAGCGACGAGAACACTTTCTTTAGTGCTGCGACTTCGCTCGCAAGTTCACAGAATAAAACCATGGCCGGAATCGGAATCGCGGCCGGTCTTGCTCAAATTGCCCGTGATACACCGCCGGCCGTAATGTCCTCGTTTAAATTCGGGTCAAGTATTGGGGGTCCAGTTCTCGGGACAATCTTCGGAGGAATCGCCGCCGCCGCTGGGGCCGCACAAGCTGCTAGGCTTTCGGGTCTCAAGTTCGAACAAGGGGGGATTATCTCAGGGAACGCCATGACAGGCGACTCCGTTCAGGCGCGAGTAAACTCGGGCGAGATGATTTTAAACCGAACCCAGCAAACCGAGCTTTTCAATATCGCCAACGGCTCAGGTAATGGAAACAACGCCTCAACTATTGACGCCATAAACCGCTTAACTAGCGCCATAATGGCACAACCTATAAACGTTTCAGTTGACGGACGGGCAATCGCGACCGTGATTAGAAAGGAAGTACAATCCGGTTTTAGGATTTCATGATTTCATTTTATTCGACGAATTTAATAGATCAAGCAAGCATGACGGCCTCTTCTGAGAACGCTCTTTTTCCATTGGTAAACCTTAAAGACGATAGGCGAACCAAGGTTTTCCGAAGCAATGCAAACGGCGACTCAATAGTTTTTGATTTTGGCACCGCCTCCGTGGTTAATTCTATTTTATTAGTTGATTCCCCACGCTCAGGCTTTGGGATATTAACCGCCACGTTCCAAATGAATACAACAAACGCTTGGACTTCACCGGCATTTACTACGACCGTCACAATTAACACGGCTCAAGGCTTTGGCTTTAAAGAGTTCACTAATCAAACCTATCGCTATGCGCGAATCGTTTTAACCTCGGCGCTTGGATATTGCGAGCTTTCAAATATTTTTATCGGTCAAAAAATCACCTTCGCCAACGGCATGGGTATAGACCTCGGTTGGAACTATCAAGATAAAGAGCTTTCAACGATTAAAGAAAACCGTTACGGGCAAAAGTTCGTTGATGTTATAAGCCGACAAAAACAAATTAGTTTTTCAATTCGCTCCATGGATAAAACGGAACTCGATCAAGTCTTAGTGGTCTATGATTCCAAGGGAACGACCAAGCCTTTCTTTGCTCGCATTGGTGACGCTTCAATGATTAATGATCCAGACCGCTTTGCCGGAATGTTTTATCTAAATTCAATTCCGCAAATCAATAATAAGTCTTACGGGCTCTATGATATTTCCATGAACCTAGAAGAGGCGACGTAATGAAATCGTTTGCTCTATTAATTAAATATGTCGTCATTCCATGCTCAACCGTCGTCGGTTTGTTTTATGGGTTTGACGCTTATGTTTTAGGGCGAGCATACACCGTAGTGAAGCCGACTGAGGTTCGCGTTGAGTCCATTTCCGAGAACGTTAAAGAAATCACAATTCGCACTCGAAACATAGAGGCGATTTTAATGGAACGTAAAAAGTGACATTTGAAGAGGCGGCGCTATTAACGAGAAGTGAAAAGGTCACTCTGGTAACGTGTCAAGCCGAGCATTTAGTTAAACTTTTCACGCTTCACTCTGGCTCAATCTATAAGCGTTCCGTCAATCATTTCGTGGAATCCGTTAAAGTCTCAGGCCAAGCAATGACAAAAGTCTCAAGCCTTGGCGCGGTCGTGTCCGGAACTTATTACCATGACATAAAAAATAAAACCATTTACTTGTTTTGCGTTGGTGGGGTTAATCCTAAG